GAAAATCTTGCTTATTAAAGAACCAAACATTACTTACCATAACTTCTTGTAAACTTCCACCAGGAGCTAGCGGAGAATATCCCGATACGGGTTGGCTGAAGTTATCTAAGATAATTCTTAATTTTCTTTGTTTTTCTTGGAGTTGACCGCGAGTAAAGATAACTCTAGTAGATTTTACTATCTTAAATACCGGTTCAAACTCATATTCACCAATTGATGCTGTTACATATGAACCGAGAAACGATAGTTCATCCCCTGCATAAGTTATTCTATCTGCATAATACTTTAATTCTCTTGGAGCTATATCAGAGTCTACACCAAATCTATCGTTACTTGCTGTATTGATGTTTATAATTTGTGCACTACTAGTGACACTTCCAGACACAATATCAAGTAAAATACTTTCTTGAATTACATTACGAGAGCTACTTACTGAGAATGAAGCGGAAGGATTTGCAAATACTTTTAACTCTACAGAACTGACTGGTGGAATTTGTATTACTCTCGTATTATTCGACACCAACCCAGATGCAGTGTTATATACTTGTACCGTTGGGGTACTTGTGTTTTCCGCGTTGATTATAAGAGAAATAGGAATAGTGCTGTCATTATTTTTTAATGTCAGTGGCACACTAACCGCAGGATTACTAGTATTTTTGATATACTCAATACTACTAGTAGGGAATACGTACTCAAATGCTTTGGTTATGTCAAAAGTGCTCATAGTAATATAAATCTATATTGTTGATTTCTGGTTACCTTTTCATACTCTGTGCGAATCGCATTCGCCGCAATATCATTTAAATATACGCTGGTAAAGCTACTGGTTAGATTTGTTATGTCTCTTGCAACGGTATTTGATACTACTAGATACGCATTATCTAATACTTGTTGTGCGATTTGATATACCCCAGGAAAATTTACACTTCCTGTATCAAATCCATATTTTACCAAATCATCCGTGGTAGTTTCACCAAGTAGTGAAGCGATTGATTGACTATTAAGCTGACTTCCTGTTGTGTAGGTAACAAGAGTAGCACTATTTGGTTGATTAAATAGTTGTTTGATAGCATTTTGTACATTTGCTGAGGAAATATACGGTATTGCAAACTTATTAAGTTCATTAATCTTTGTTGCATCGGTTAATTCTAATTCTATTTCTTGTCTTGTAATAGAGATATCGGTTACTTTTAATACTTGGTCAGTTGATGAACCGACTTCATTCTTAAAGAAATTAAATGTTGCAGAAACTTGACCAACCGGAAAGTTTATTCCGGTGAGTTTTGAGAAGTCTATAAATAATAAATTTCTGCCAGTATTATCGTCGTAAGTTAACGTTTTAGTGACTAATGCGCCTGGAGTAGTTTCATTTGAAACTATAGTAGTAAAAATAAGTGAATTGTCTGCTAAACTATAGATATTAACTTCAACATTGTATCCATTTAGATTTACTGGAAATTCCGCAGGAACTTCCATAGATAACAAGTCATCCGTTAGATTTTCGATAACGCGAGAAACGGTATACTTTGCATACCGTTTTGATTCACTTAATACGTCCGTTTTAAAATTTTCTTGATTTGCCATTATGTCAGCTCTTCAAAAGTTTTATTTATCGTAGTCTTCCAAACATCATAATTAATATTTTCTACGTACAGCGGCGTATAATAAATGTTACCACGTTCTACCGTTGGGTCACCACCAGCTACTACAATTTGTGCAGACCCATCGTAGTTAGTTTTCATAGATGCACTGTAGTTGGAAGCTGTAGCATCTACTTGACTAAATGAGATGTCTATCGTTGACTTGCTTTCAACTGCGTTAGCATCTGGATTGTCGCTATACACGCGAATGGTATTTGTCATAGATTATTCAACCTGAAACGTAGTACTTGTATCAATAGTTCTGGTATATCCACCCGAATTTATCTTTATTTTTAGTGTATAGAAGCGACCACTATATAATGGTGATGTATCTAACACTATATATGACCCCGTTGGGTCTGTGCTGATGCGCGAACCATCATCAAAGTTTACGACCGTTGTATTACTTTGTGTATCAACGATTGAATAATATGATGAGGTAGGTAGATAATACTTGTTTTTATATCGTAGAACTGAATCGAAGTTTTTTAATGGATATTCATCACGTACCACAAGATTTACTTTACTGATATCACCCTTTGCATACACTTGTTTTAAATTGGTTGGTACCACCTTAACGTTTAATGAAGTTGGAACCGCAACCAAACTTCCAGTTGAGAACGATTGGTTATTCCAACTGACTTCTAGTGTAGGTTGATAAATGGTATGCGTTTGTGTAGAAAATACTTTAATGCTACCCTTGTTATTTGAATCAATTTCATCAGCGGTTGGAAACTGTAATACTATTCCGTAGAAATTACTTTGAAGTGATTGGCTTACTATTGGAGAAATAATATTGGTTACATCGATTCTTAAATCTCCAAGCGGATATTCTGATAGTGTAACACTAGCGGAGGTCGATCCAGTGAGGAAGTCTCCACCAGCTCTACTCCACGATACAGATGTGGTAGCTTGGTTCCACGTTGCTCCATCGTTAGCGTTCTGTACATCTTGGTAAAAATATCCACTACCTTCATCCCACGAACGGGATACTTGATATAATAGAAGTTTTTGATTTCGCTTTACATTATCTGCTTGTGCTAATTTCAAATTTAAATAATAATTTGACCCCGTGGAAACACTTGCCGTTGTCGGTAATTCAAAATATAACATAGTTCTAGCCGATGCCGAAATATAACTGGGTTCGACTAATGCGGTATCTACCACTTTACCAATTTCAAGAATTTCATCCAAGCCAGCATTATTTGTTGGATATGCTTGGTAAATGGTTGTGTCTTTACTGGCGGTTAGGAATATTTTCATTGTGATGCGGTCCCTATGATATCTGTTTGTGGATTTTTCAACTCAAAGATACTTGGGTCGAGACTTGGATAAATAACATCATCAATAGTAGCTTCATCGATTGGATAGCGATATGGTTGATACTCTACGCCGTCAACGAATTGGTACTTGTTGAAAATTTCAATATTTCTTAATGTCTTAACGCCATCGATTGTATTAATGACATTTCTTAAATCAGCCAAAATAATTGGTTGACCGATAGACCACTTGTCGATAGAGAAGAAGTTTTGAATTTCACCAATACAACGAGTCAATACATCCCGCATATTATAGTTTTTAAATACTACGATTTCAAATTGAACACCGATATTAATGATAAACGCATCAAGAATGTTTACGTCATCTGTCATCAAACGGTATTGTTCTAGATAACGTGCTAAATTGTCTTTTACAATCGTATTTAGTGTAGCGAGGTTTCCAGCCTTATTATATCCCAAGGTATATAGATTTATAGTATTTGGACGTACTGGATTGTCTACATATGTACGGTCTGATGATGTGGTACTTTGAATTCTGTTTATTTGTTCGTCACGGATAGCATAAGCTTTTGCAACTCTACCGTACTTTTCGGGTAACGCTTGTGCTCTAATAATATAATCATCTACCGTGACCACACGGTTTTGTGCGTTGAAGAATCCTAATGCATTTTGTTTGATTTCTTCTGTAGACTCCCCGTCACCGCCACCCGTGGCTGGTTCTTCATTATTTACAGACAAACTTTGTACCGCAGTATTAAACGCGGATAATTCTGCGGTAGAATATGCGGTAGTGTCATTTAAAATAATTGGGTTACTTACATTTACAATTGTATTTGACGGAGTGTTTGTACTTGTGCCACCACCAACTAAATAGGTTACAGTAAGTGTAGTGTTTGCTGGGGCAATTCCGTATGCATTACTGTTTAGGAAATTTACGTTATTTACTGAAGTGTTTCCTAGCACATTCTTAATAATATTACCATATTGATTATTTGCGACTTGGCGAGAATCTAAAGTCAGATTTAATTCAGAATCGTCGCCTGTGCCTGAACCGAATAGTAATTCTACTCGTAAATTTCTATTAACTCTTGTTGTAAATCTTTTTGGTACCTTACGTAATCTTAACTTTGCACTTGGCATGACGCCATCTTCATTATTATTTGTTACGTCTACGTCATCCATAATGACATCTTGTGCCAAATAATCTACTTCGTACCACGTATTATTATCAGAATCTACTACACTTTCAACTCCGATAATTGGTTCATTTGGCAATGTTATCGTAGTAAACTTTTGGGCAGTACCAAAATTAAAAGTCGCCGTCTTTGCTACGGCGGCAACTAACTTTGCTTGTTTTTCTACGATAAATGTGGAAGGTAAGCCGCCAGCCAATGAGTTAATAATATAGTTAGATTCCGTGATATCACTAAAATCTATATCCTCAATTAATCTAAATTGTATTGGGCTTTGGTCATTGGTGGTAAATATAGTTCCTGCGCCAACTTTTAACAAATATAACGGGTCTGGGGAATATACCCCATCCGTAAGTTTAGCTGGGACGATTTGGTATACGGTTGCGCTGGTTGTAGCAGGTGCTGTTAATCTTGGTTTGTATCCGAGAAATTGAGCGAGTGTGACTACGTTTTCAGTTTGTTCAGCGTATGCAAGTAAATTTTCTTTAAATTGGTTATCAATATAAAACGAAAGAACATCACCGACGTAGGCAGCCATATCTATAAACATCATACCTGGGGAAGATTCATTGAAATCCGAGTATGTGTTTGGGTAATATGACTTTGCGAACTCTATAAGATTTTGTCTAAAGTCGGTAAATGTCTTAGAAATATAATTAATTCTCTTGACATTTGGCCGTGGTTGTATGATTATACTCTGATTACTAGCCATCTAGTACTCCTAATTTAAATTTATCTACCCGGCACTGTTCCTCGAACAAGGCCTCGGATTGTAGTAGCTGATGTGTCGGATGTGCTTACTTCAGATAGAGCTTGCTCACCCCCAACTTCAATTGTAACCGAATCCGTTACGTTTGGATTACTTCTAAACCGATATAAACAATAAAGTTCTAAGCGGTTTTCAGCTGTATTTTCTGTGATGTCGAATTCGACAAGTTCCAAGAAAGGTAACCAATTGTCTATAGCTTCTATAATTACAAGTCTTGCTTGTTCTTTGGTTTCATCTGATATTTGTTCAAAGATAACTTTCCACAAATCACAACCAAATGTAGGCAACCCGACCCGTTCACCTTTTCTAGTTAAAATCAAATTTTTAAGATTTGACTTTGTTTGTTCTAGAATGGTGGTAGATTGTGAAAAATACCCCGTGTTTCCTCTTTTTAAGGGAAGGGTTATGCCTACATACTGTTGTGCCATATTACTTACTCAATCCCATTGCTTTCATCATAGCGGAATAATCCTTGTTGATTGCTTGAAATGCAGGATT